GAGCTAAGGGTATCGACCTGTTCAGTGGTGGGTTTGGTGCCAAAACTGCTTTCGGCTCCGGCTTCCACAGCCGCCGGTTTTTCTAATGTTTCAGTAGTGCTCATGGATTTAACCTTCCAAGTGGGTTGAGGGCCATCGACCGGCATAAAAGAACGCACGGCGCTCCGGTCGAAGTAAGTAGTTGGCTCGTGGTTCTCACGTATAGAAGCCGTGGCACTTATAGGCGAACTGCCAAGGGCAAAGCGGCCCATCAGCCCGAATTAGCCCGACTTCGGGCAAGGCAGGGCGGCAGAGTGGAAAGTGGAAAGTGGAAAGCGGAAAGCAGAAAGTGCTTATCCGATACGGCAAAGGCGTTGAGCATATCTTGCGGCGGCATATCCTGCGGCGCGGTGAGCTGCACGGTGGAGCGTGACTTGCGCGGGTAGCAGGCGCGGAAGAAGCGGATCGTGGCAAGGAGTAAGCGGAGGCGGTTCATGGCTTCGTTTGGTTAAACCGCAGAGTGCGCGGAGGGCGCGGAGGTAGAGGGGAGGCGAAGCTATGTTTCACTTCTTTAAGCACTGGCGACAAGCGTAGCTCGCCAAAACCCAGGCCATAACAATCAAACATTAAAAACTCTCCTTCTCTAACAAACATCTTAATAGGGCGCGAAAAGTTTAAGAAAGTCTGAGGTGCGGCCGCGCCATGTGTTCGGCACTGAAAGCACCCATGCGCATACGATGCCGGGCTCCTTGCTGACTACTTTGTGACGGTGGCCACGCAATGAAGGCTCTACGCCTTTGTAAATCCACCAAGTTCCTTGTTCGGGTTGCATAACAGTTTATCGGTTAATAAAAAAGTGGTGGCAGGGGCCGGATTTGAACCGGCGATCTTTTGGTTATGAGCCAAACGAGCTACCAAACTGCTCTACCCTACTCTAAAAAATTCGTGTTTATTTGTGTTCATTCGTGGTTAAAAAACATCATCCCGTCTGCATCCCGGCCATTGGCAGAGCGGCATCGCCGCCGAATACGGGGCTTACGCCCTTTTTGCCGGTGATCTTGTTTTTCTCCTGCGTGATTTGCTGCTGGAGATACTGCATGTGGGCCTGGAAGAGTTGCAGGCTGATGGGGCGGTTGCGCAAGTCCTGCTGGATTTGCGGGTTGGTCTGCACGTGTCTTGAAGCGTATCTCGAAGTTTACGCCGCGCTCGGGCATGGTGGGCTGGATGCCGGCGAGGATCTTGGTGAGGTCGTCCATCGTCTCTTCGACTTCGCTCTCGCTGGCGCTCTGCGGACTGCGCACGTAGCGGTCGGCCATTGCGGGGTCGATGAGCTTGGCGGCATCGGCGAGTAGGCTGGTGGCGTCGAGCATACCGAACTTGTCGAGGGGCACGAGCATGTCGTTGATGGCCTTGAGCTTTTTTTCGACGAACTCGGGGTCGAGTGCTTTGACATCGAAGGTGAGGAAGGCATCGTAGTTTTGCCGCACGGACTCGGGGCCGCCGCTCATGGGCTGCTTCCAGCCGGGGGCGATGCGCTCGGCTTCTTCCTGCGTCATAAACTGCTGGGCGAGGGCGAGGCCCATCTTGTAGATCTCCTCGGCTTCGGTGAGGAAGCGGTCGGCGCGGTCCTGCCGCACTTCGACGCCATACTCGGGGGCCACGTTCTCGGTGCGTCGGCCGAAATACATATCGACGGCCATTTCCACGCGGTCGATGATGGTCTGGCTGCGCTGGTCCACCTTCGGGCCGTCGGCCCACTCCCAATCTTCGCCCCGGTCGAGGTAGTGCTTGACCATGGGGCCTACGGTGAGCTTCCAGTCCTTGCGCTTGGTGCGCATCTTGATCGGCGGAATAGCAGAGAGCAGTGAGCCATCTATCGTGCTATCGACTTGTTGCTTGTTCACGAGTTGGTCGGTGACTGTCAACTCTGCCACTCCACGCGAATCAATGATGTTTTTTGTGACACGCTCCTGCGTGCCGACAACAAAGGGGTATTTGCCATGCCAGTAGCCGAGGGGGCCGTGCTCGGCGGTCTCTTTGACGGAGCCGTGGAAGACGGTGCGCTGCACGATGGATAGGCCGCTTTTCTTCTTCGGGTCGTGGGCCTTGGCGTAGGCGGTGATGATCTCGAACTTGTCTTTGTTCTGGTCGGTCATGCCGCGCACGTTGGCATCGCTCACGGTGGAGCGGTAGCGGGTATCGGCCCAATCCTCAAAGTTGAGGTAGCTCTTGCCCTTGTGCTTGAGGGCTTCGTCGAGAAAAGACTTGGGCCAGCCTCGGGCCTGGGCCTCGGTGCGTAGCTCGGTCTCGGTAAACAACTCGCGGGTGAAGATGCACTTGGCTTTCTGAATGTCCTGCGTATTGGCTGGGAAGAAGACGTCCTCCCACAGCCGGAGGGGCTTGAGGCAGAGGCCGTTCTTCGCCATGTAGGGCGTTTGCACCGTGGCGGGCTCACCACGGCGCAGACGCCGCAGGGCAGTGCGGGCTTCGGGAGCCTCGATTTGGAAAGCGGCCTGCATCATTTGCAGGGCTTCGGCTTCGAGGTTCGGGTTGAGAAAGAGGTCGTTGGCCCGTTGTAAATCCTGCTCGGTGGGCTCGGCTATGCCGCCGATGGCGAGGAACATGCCGATCAAGTCTTCGAGAGTCACGTCGCGCTGCTCCAGCTCCCACTTGCGCTCCCAATACACGCCCATGATACCTACGCCGGGGCCGTCGCCCTCGCGGTAGTTGCAGTAGAGGCGGAAGGCGTCTTCGATCTCGCGCTTACTGGCGCGGCGGAGGTGGTTGAAGACGGCTTTCTGCCGCCCGGCAAACTCGGCATCGTTAATCTCGGTAGGCTCGACCGTGAGTTCGGCACCTCGGAGAGCCGTCATGCAAAGGCGCACGTTCTCGTTGATGATGGTATCGGCCAGGCGCACGCGGTGGTCGCTGCTGCCCTCGAAGGGGAACACGTCGCGCCCGTTGTTGGCCAACTTATGCTTACGCCCGTCCGGGCTCTGATTATCCCACAGGCAGTAGCGCGTTTCCTCCGCGATGCGCCGGCGGCTGAGCACCGTGGAAGCATCCGAAGTGATCTCCTGGAGGGTTTGCTTGAACAGGTCGATGTCCGCTTCCGGGCCGCCCTGCTTCTCGATGGAAGTTTCCTGCATTAAAGCTACCGCTACGGCCTGCCGCGCTAGAGCGTCAACGCAAAGCGGCTGCATTAGCCCGAATTAGCCCGACTTCGGGCAAGCCAACTCCACTACGCTCGACCGCGTGTAGTGGCACCGTCTCCCATAAAGCCGCACCCGCACAATGCGCCCCGCTTCCAAATGCTGCTTTACGATATACTTCTCACCCAAGCCCAGCCGACTGTGCAAATCAAGCAACTGCCCCCATCGTAAATAGATCGGGTATTCGTCGGCGATGCTTTCGATGGTTTCGAGGTCGGTGGTCATGGGGTTGCTGGTTCTCCGGTTTAGGGTTTGGGTGTTTTTAGTTTATCAAAAACAATCGCCCGCATATCTTGTAGGTGGTTTTCCACGGCACGTATTGAGCCAGCGGTGCCCGCGCCTTCGGTGGGCCGTATGCCACTCATCCAGAGTGAATCCATAAGCATTTGCGCGGCTTCGGGCTCCAAGCGCACGGGTTCAAATGGCGGCTCTATCCCCTCCTCGACTTGTTCAAAAATAATGTCTTTTACATACGCCATTTGGTTAGTGTCGTGATTCCGACTTTTTATGTGCAAATCAATCGTTTGCGTCCACGGTGCTGTCGTGGCCCATATCTTTATTTTATCTCTCATATCATTCTCTCCCTATTCGTGTTTATTCGTGGTTAAAAAAAACTTTCCGCTTTCCCCATTTCCGCTTTCCGCTTTCCTAATAATACCCGCCCCCTTCATTCCGGTCTTCACGCTCGGGCACATACACTGGGTCGGCTTCAGCGGCGTATCTCAGCAAGTCGATCCAGTCTTTGCAGGCACCTTTCTGTCCGTCCTTGCCGGTCCAGTGCTCCAGCGCCCAAATGAGGTTCATACATTCCTCGGAGATGTAGAGGCCGGGCTCGTTACTCATCGGCTCCAGTGGGCGGGTGGCGTCGTAGTCGAGCCAGTCGCTCACGAGGTCGAGGCCGTTATCTATGGCGCGGCCACTGGCGGGCTCGAAGTAGAGGTCGTGGTCCTCGCAGAGTTCGACGAGGCTGGTGCCTTCCTCCCCGGCGCTGGCGATCTTCCGGGAGCGGGCGCGGCTATCCATCTGCCGCTCGAAGATAAACTCGGGGCTGCCGCTGCCGTTGGCTCCGGGCACGTTGAGCAGGCCGGGGAGTTTATCGCCGGCCTCCAGCCGGGCAAACTCGTCGCGGTAGCGCTTGACGCCCCAATTCAGCGGGTCTTGCCCCTCGCCGGGGTAGCCGTCGGCGCGTTGCTTGGAGT